TAGACAAAAAGCGCGCCGAGGTCGGGCGGGACGCGCGTCCACGGGCGCGCCATGATGAAGAAACGGCCCTGCGGGGGCCGGGAAAACCGCTTCGCGGAGGATCAGAAAGTCGCTGAAATGAGCGGCTTTTTTTGATGGACTTCCGGGGAGATGGGCGGAGGATTCACGGATGAAGGAAGCAGATGTGAAGACCGCCGTGGAGATCGTTGACAGATTGCCGGAGAAGGCCAGGACGATCAGCAAAAAGGCGGCGAAAAAGAGCGCGGGAAGCGGCGCAAAGAAGACAAAGCGGGCGAAGGCCAGGAGCGGGAGCGAAAAGCTGACGCCGGCGGCGCTTTACCGGAAGATGATCGCCTTCGGGAAGATCTACCAGGTCGAAAAGGAGCAGGATTTCATCGAAGCGGCACGGATCTACGCGGAGGAAGCCGGCCTGATTGACCAGATGCGGGACAAGATCGCGGAGGACGGTCTGACGGTGGAAAAGACCTACAAGACCGGAAGCGTGGAGGTGGCGCACCCGCTGCTGAGCGAGCTGCCGCGCCATGTGGAGAGCGCGAACAAGTGCCTGGCCACGATCGGAAACATGATCGGCGAGCGGGGCGCGCGGGTGGAAAAAGCCGCGCGGGACCTGGACGCGTTCCGTCTTCACTGACGGCGGGGTGGTCGGGGCGTGAAGACGGAGAACGCGATTACCGCATACTGGGAGGAGATTCAGAGCGGCGGCGTGGTCGTCGGGAAATGGATCCGGCAGCTGTACGACGTCATCATCAGGGGACTGGCGGAAAACCGCTGGTTTTATGACGAGCGGCTGGCACTGAACGCGCTGGGGTTCATACAAAGATACTGCCATCACTACAAGGGCGCGCTGGCCCCGAAGCGGATCCAGCTGAGCCTATGGCAGCGGGCCGCCATCAGCCTGATCTTCGGGATCGTGGACGAAACCGGGAAAAGGCAGTTTACGGAGGTTTTCTGGGTGGTGGGCCGGAAGCAGGGGAAAACGCTGCTGGCCGCATCCATCGCGACCTATATGGCGTATGCTGCGGGCGAATTCGGGAGCGAACTGTACATGTTAGCCCCGAAAATAGATCAATCGGATTTGGTCTATTCGGCCGTTGAATTCAATGTACACGCGGAGCCGGAACTGGACGCCATCACACGCAGCACAAAATACCGCGGGCTGATGATCCAGGAAACGAATACGACGATCAAAAAGCTGGCATTCAGCAGCAAAAAATCAGACGGCTATAACCCGATGTTTTTTGTGGCTGACGAGGTGGCGGCGTGGCCGGGCGTGAACGGCCTGCGGCAGTGGGAGGTCATGGCCTCCGGTACAGGCGCGCGGAAGGAACCGCTGGGCATGGCGATTTCATCCGGCGGGTACGAAAACGAAGGCCTGTATGACGAATTGATGAAGCGGTCCACGGCGTTCCTGATGGGGAACAGCCGGGAGCAGCACATCCTGCCGATCATCTACATGATTGACGATCCGGAGAAATGGAACGACCTGACGGAGCTGAGGAAGGCGCTGCCGGGCCTGGGCGAGAGCGTCAGCGAGGAATTCATCCGGAAAGAGATCGAAACCGCGGAGGAATCGGTCAGCAAGGAAATCGAGGTCAAGGTCAAATACGCGAACCTGAAGCAGGCAATCAGCACCTGCTGGCTGAAGGCGGAGGACATCGAGAAGGCTTTCGGGCATCACAAGAACCTGGAGGAAATCCGCGGGCATTACTGCGTCGGGGGCGTCGACCTTTCCCAGTGCGTGGACCTGACGAGCGCCACAATTATAACAGAAATCGACGGGGTGCTGTGGACGCATTCGCATTTCTGGCTGCCGAACAAGCGACTGGAGGAAGCGACGAAGCGGGACAACATCCCGTACGAAATTTATATCAAAAAGGGATTCCTGAGCCTGAGCGGCGAGGAATTCATCAACAGCGACGACGTGCTGCACTGGTTCATGGACCTGGTGAAGGAATACAAGATCTATCCGCTGATTGTCGGATATGACCGTTGGAGCGCGCAGGAGTTTGTGCAAAAGCTGGAACAGAAGCACTTTAAGACCGACAGCGTGACGCAGGGGTTCAACCTGAGCGGCGTTTCCGACATCTTTGAGGGAATGCTGCGGGAGGGCCGGATCCGCGACATGGACGACAACGACCTGCTGAAGATCCACCTGGCGGACAGCGCGCAGCAGATGGAAAGCAACGCGGATTACGCGCATCCGCGGAAAAAGCTGGTCAAAATATCAAAATACGCGCATGTGGACGGCATGGCGGCAATCCTGGACGCGATGGCAATGAGGCAATTCAAATGGGACCAGCTGGGGCGCCGCCTGATGAACGAGGGAAAGAACCGGACGGCCAGGGATGACGAACGAGGTGAATGACAGATGGGAATGCTTGAGAAGATCTTCGGAAAGCGGGAGCAGCCGGCGGGCCTGAAAAACGCGCAGATCTTCAAGATGCTGGAAGGATATACGCCGGCATGGACGACCTGGCGCGGATCCGTATATGAGAGCGAGCTGATCAGGGCGAGCCTGGACGCCTGGGGGCGCCACGCGGGAAAACTGAAGCCGAACGTGAGGGGAAGCGCGCAGCAGGAGCTGAAGAACCGGCTGAAGGTGAAGCCGAACGCGTTCCAGGAATGGAGCCAGTTTCTCTATCAGACCGCGACAGTGCTGGGCGTGCGAAACAACGCTTTCCTGGTGAAAACACGGGACGAATACGGAAATCCGACGGGCATTATCAACATCATTCCGCAGACGTGGGAACTGGTGGAATATGACGGCGAGCCGTGGATCCGGTTCATCCTGAGCAACAACAAGCGGAGGGCGGAACGCCTGAGCGAGACCGGGATCATGGTCCGGTTCCTGTACAAAAACGAGCTTTTCGGCGAGAGCAACGAAGCAATGAAGCCGGTGCTGGACCTGATCACGATGCAGCGGCAGGGAATCAGCGAAGGAATTAAAAACGGGAACAGTTACCGATTCTGGGCGAAGAGCGACAACTGGGCCAGCGATGAAGACATCGGCGAGGAAATGCAGCGGTTCAACAAATTCACATTCGGCAACAAAAAGACCGCGGGCGGCGTGCTGATCTTCCCGAACACATACGACGACATCCACGAAATGAAGCCAAGCGGGTACACGGTGGACAAGGAACAGCAGGAACATATCAAGTCCAACGTGTTTGATTACTTCTGCGTGAACGAGGACATCCTGCAGAACAAGGCATACGGCGACGCCTGGCTGGCGTTTTATGAGGGTTTTGTCGAATGGTACGCCCTGCAACTGGGCGAGGTATGCAGCGGAATGATCTATACGCTGCGTGAGCGCGCCTCGTACGACAACCAGGTGTTTTTCACCAGCAACCGGCTGCAGTACATGAGCAACGCCGACAAACTGAACGCGGTGACGCAGCTGGGCGACAGGGGACTGGCCACGCGGAACGAACTGCGGGAGATCCTGAACCTGGAGCCGCTGCCGGCACCGTTCGGGGATCAGATCCCGGCGCGGGGTGAATACTATGACGTGACAAATCCGCCGGCGACGAAAACGGGGGGAGATCCTTCAGCTGCGCCTCAGGATGACAACAAGGGAGGGAATGAAAATGCCGGTGAAGTTTGATAAAAGGGAATACCGGAAAATCGACATCCGGAACATCGAAACGAGGAAAGACGACGACGGCGAAATGATCGTCGAAGGATACGCCACGACATTCAATCAGCCGTACACGCTGGTGGAAAACGACCGGGGCATTATGGACGAGCAGGTGGACCGGAACGCGTTCGCGGAGACGGACCTGAGCGACGTGATCATGCAGTACGACCACGAAGGCCGGGTGTTCGCCAGGACGCGAAACAACACGCTGGAGATCACGCCGGACGAACACGGGCTGAAGATCAGGGCGTTCCTGGGCGGAACGGAGATCGGCCGGCAGCTGTATGAAGAGATTTCCGGCGGGTACACGGACCGGATGAGCTTCGGGTTCACGGTGGCCGGAGAGGACAACCAGCGGGGAAAGGCGGAGGACGGAAGGGTGAAGATCCTCCGGACGATCACGAAAATCGGAAAACTGTTTGATGTTTCCGCCGTGTCGCTGCCAGCCAACGACGCGACTGAAATAAGCGCGCGCACCATCGGCGACGGATTGATCGCTGAGGCCGAGAAGGAGATTCAGGCCGAGGAAGAACGCGAACGCGCGGAAAAGGCCGAAGCGGAGCGGCGGAGTGCCGCACTGGAGAGGCTGAATAATCTTATTAAGGGGGTCAAACACGATGAAGTTTGACGAAATGACCGTGGAGGAGCTGGAAACCAGGCAGGCGGAAATCGCCGGCATGGAAACGGAAGGCGTGGCCACGGAGGAGATTGAGCAGCGGGCGCTTGATCTGGAGGCCATCAAGGCCGAACTGGAAACCCGCAAGCAGAAGGCCGCCGAAGAGGCGGAAACCAGGAAAAAGATTGCCGACGGAATGATCGGCGAAACCAAAGAAGAACATCAGGAGGAAAAGAAAATGGATGTGAATGAAATCCGCTCCAGCAAAGCGTATGTGGACGCTTTCGCGAACTATCTGGTCAACGGCGACGACAAGGAATGCCGCGCCCTGCTGACCGAAAACGCGGCGAACAACGGCCAGCTGCCTGTTCCCGTAATCGTGGACGGCATTATCCGGACCGCGTGGGAAGAGGACGCCATCCTCAGCCGCGTCCGCAAGACCAATTTCCGCGGGAATGTGAAAGTCGCCTTTGAGCGCGCTGCCGATCCCGCCTACGAACACGGCGAGGGTACCACGGCCATTACCGAGGAAGACCTGACCCTGGGCGTGGTGACCATGATCCCGAAGATGATCAAGAAATACGTCCGCATTTCCGACGAAATCGTCGCGATGGGCGGCGAGGCGCTGGTCAGCTATGTATATACCGAACTGGCGCACCAGATCATCAAGCTGCTGAGCAGCCTGGTCATCGGCGACATCAAGGGCGCCAGCACCAGCCACAGCTCCAGCGCCATCGGCATCCCGAAGATCGCCGGCACGCCCAGCCTGACCATCGTTCCGGAAGCGGAAGCGAACCTGACGGACGAGGCCAAGAACGTGGTCGTGATCATCAACCGGCTGACTTCCGCCGCCTTCAACGAGGCGCGGGTGGCAGGCAATTTTGCCGTGGATCCGTACGACGGCCTGACCGTGCTGTACACCAGCGCGCTGCCGGCCTACAGCACCGCTGACAGCGACGCGGTGTGGATGATCGTCGGCGACCTGGACGGCGCGCAGGTGAACTATCCGGAAGGCGAGGGCGTAATCACCAAGTGGGACGACCTGAGCGAAGCCGAGGCCGACATGGTCAAGGTTCACGGCCGGCAGTATGCCGCCCACGGTGTCACCGGCCCCGGCCGTTTTGTGAACGTCAAGAAGAGCGGCGGCAGCACCACGACCACCTGATCGCGGAGGGCTGTGTCTGATGAAAGTGAAACTGATCAGAGCGGCCAGGATCCGGCACGAAGCCGGGGAAATCGTTGAGGTTTCCCCGGCGGAGGCCGGTTTTCTGCTGTCCACGGGAAGCGCAGTGGAAATCTTTCTGACGACTGCACGCGCGACGCCTGAGGACGCCGTGGAGAAGGAAACGCCGGAAGCGGCAGCCGTGCCGAAGACAACAAAAAAGAAAACAACGGGAGCGAAGAAATGAGGAAGCCGTTTCGATTGCTGATTGCCGTGCCATGCACGGATTACATGCACGCGGATTTTGTGAAAAGCCTGACGAAGCTGATCAGCCACCTGCAGCGGGAGGGAGTTTCCTACCAGGTGGAGCTGCACGTCGGGACGCTGGTGTACCTGGGCCGGGACAGTTTGTGCTGCAAGGCCATTAACGAAGGATTTACGCATATTCTGTTCATCGACAGCGACATGGTGTTCGATGAAAACGCGCTGGAAGCGCTGGAATTCTGCGGGAAGGATTTCGTTTGTGGGGCATTCCAGGCGAGGCGGCCGCCGTATGGCAGCTGTATTTTTACAAGCCTCAGGCCTCCGGAAAGAGTACCGAAAGACGGATACGGCATGGAACCTTTTGAGGTAGCGGGGTGCGGAATGGCGTTTACGCTGATTTCCACGGAGATCGTGAAGAACGTAAAAACCAAATTCGGAACCTGCTTTACACCAACAAAGGATTTCGGGGAGGACCTGGCTTTCTGCTGGCGGGCAATCGAAACAGGCGCGAGAATCTGGTGCGAACCGACGGCAAGGATCGGCCACATCGCGCATGTGCCGGTTTATCCCGGAGAGGAGCCGCCCAGATGAAAAGAATCCTGATCACGGCGCCGCTGAGGCAGGACCCTGACGTCTTTGAGGCGTACCAGGAAGGCCTGGACGCGCTGGAGGTGCCGGACGGGTACGAAGTGAGCCGGTTCTTTGTGGTGAACGACTGCAGGGAAGTGATTCCGTATATCCGGAACGCGGACTGGATCACGGCGGAAACCGGGGAAGTCTATCAGAAGACAGGAAACGACCACCTGTGGACGCTGGAACTGATGGCGAAAATGAGCGAGCTGCGGAACCGGACGATTTCGGAGATGCTGCTGGGCGGGTACGATTACTGGCTGAGCGCGGACACGGACATCGTGCTGGACCCGAAGACGCTGAAAACGCTGATTGAGGCGGACAAGGACATTGTGAGCGAGATCTTCTGGACGCAGGCACCGAACGGAAATTACTGGTGCAACGCATGGAAGTATGACCAGAGCTGCGGAATGCCGGAGGAATGGAAAAAGCCGGGGCTGTACCGCTGCGGCATGACGGGCGCCCTGACGCTGGTCAAGCGGAAGGTGTTCGAGGCCGGGGTGGATTACACGCAGATTCCGAACATACGCCAGGCGCTGCGCGGGGAAGACAGGCATTTCTGCGTGCGGGCGGCGTGCGCCGGGTTTGAGCTGTGGATTGACACGCACTGTCCGGCAAATCATTTATACACGCGGAAACTGTATGAGCAGTATATGGCGGGAAGAAGGTGAAAACATGTTTGCGGAAGTGAAGGAGCTGCTGGCCTTTATCGACGGCGATGAATACGACGCGCAGATCATCGCGGAGATCAAAGCCTGCGCGCTGGATCTGACCAGGACGGCGGAGATCAGCCTGGGAGGCGAAATCAGCATCACCAGGGAAAAGACGCCGGCGACCACGACGGAACCGGAACACTGGACGATTACGGACGGCAGCACGGTGAAGGATGATTTGATCATCAAGACGATCGCCGTCTGGTGCAACAAGGAAATCGGAAACCCGCCGAATTACGACAACCTGCAGCGCAGCTATGAAAGCCTGAAGGGCAGGCTGAGGCTGAGCAGGCATTATACGCAATATGACGGGGTGACGACGACATGAGGAAGATGACGAGCTGCAGAATGATTAGCTTTTCACCGGACGCGCATGAAGTCGGCACGGCGCCGGGGGAGATTATCCGCACAGTGAAGTGCCAGGAGATGGGGCTGACGCTGGCGGAGGTTTACCAGGCGGGCGGCGATGGCCTCAGCCCGGAGGCGAAGCTGCTGATCCCGTACGACAGGGAATACAAAGGCGAACGCGAGCTGGAATACAAGGGAGAACGCTGGACGGTGATCCGGACGGACCCGTACAAGGAATACAACGGCGTGATTCTGGCAATCCGGCGGAAGAAGGGCAACAGCGGAAGCGTGGTGAGCGGAAATGCCTGATGAATACACGAACCTGGTGAACGCGCTGAAAGCGCTGACGCAGGGCGAAGCACCGGATCCGGTGGTGACGCTGCCGATGGCGGAAAACGAATGGAACACGCGGCCGGACAGTGTAAGTTACGGCATTGTGAGCCTGGACTTTGAGGCCGACGCGCTGCGGGGGGATGACGGTAAGCGTACGACATCCTACGAGGGCAGCGTGGACCTGTTCAGCCTGGTGAAGGAAGGCGCCGGGTGGGTGAAGCTGATCACGGACACGCTGGCCGAACACTGCGGCGGCAGCTGGAGCCTGAACAGCCTGACCTATGAGCGGTCGACCAGCCTTTTTCACTGGGAATGGACGTTTGAGGTGAGTGGCTGATGGCGTACCAGATGAAGGTCGACGGCATGGCCGAGATCAGCGAGCTGCTGGACAAGATGGAAAAGCAGGCGCCGAAGGTGGCCAGCCGGGCGCTGTATGAGGGCGCCGGAGTAATGGCAAAGGAAATCAGGGAACAGATTGAAGCCATCAAAACGGAGCCATTCAAATATGCCAAAGAAGGGCAGAGGCTTCCGTCACCGGAAGAAAAAGAGGTCCTGCTAAACGCCGGCGCAGGTATTGCGAAATTCGACAAAAACAGCACGGAAGTTGATACGTCAGTCGGATTCAATTCCGCAGGGTATGCTGATGTGAAATTCAAACACATGAGCAGACAGGCGCGCACGAATTACAAAAAAGTAAAATTCGGCAACAAGGAAAGCGTTTCCAGCAACGCCATGTATGTTTTGGTGAAGCATGGCCTTGCAGACAACGGAGCGCAGAATCAGAAACCGATCGGCGTGATCGCAAACTCCATCAATTCAGGCACGTCTTTTATGAAAAAACAGCCTTTTTTCCGGAAAGCGGTCAATAAAGGCAGCAAAAAGGCGATGCAGGCAATGAGCAAAAGCATTGAAGGCGCGTTCGGTGAGTATATCCGGGAAATGAACAATCTATAAACTTTGGAGGGTACATACATGAAAGCGAATGTTGGAATGACCTACGCTGTGGCGGCACCGGTGGACACCTACACGCCCAACAGCGGCATCACCTACGACGAAGGGTTCGTGGTGAGCGAAGCCAGGGGCGCGAGCGTCACCTGGGAGACGGAAGACGGCGAATTTTACGGCGACAACGTGGTGCTGGACGTGGCGAACAGCGTCCTGGGCTACAGCCTGGAGTTTGAAACCGCCGGCCTGAAGGACAGCGTCCGGGAGAACCTGCTGGGCGAAACGAAGGACAACAGCGACGTATACCACATTACGGGCGCGGCGGCCCCGGACGTCGGTTTCGGATATGTGAAGACCATGCGCGAGGACGAGGGCGGCGTGGTCAGCACGACGTACGAAGTCTGGTGGTATCACAAGCTGAAATTCGGCCAGCCGAACGAGGAAGCGCGGACGAAGGAAAAGAGCGTCGAATGGCGCACGCCGACCATCACCGGCAAGGGCAGCGGCGTTTTCCTGAGCGATGACGCCAACGATCCGGATTATGCGGAGCATAAAACCTTCTCCACGCTGGCGCTGGCGAAGAGCTACCTGAACACGAAGGCCAACATCAGCCCGACGCCGATCATCACCACCACCTGAGGACAGGAAAAAACAGAATAAGACGGAGGCGCTTCCGACGCGGAGGCGCCTCCGGTTTGTTTGAAAAGAAAGGAAGTAAAAGGAAGCATGGCAAGCATCAATCTGAAAGGGCGGGAAATCCCGCTTGTTTACACAACCTGGGAAATGAAACAGATCCAGGAGGAGCTGGGGCCGATGCACAGGGCCATCAAGCTGATCCTGGGACGGAATCCGGACGACGAAAACGACACCAGCGGATACGGCGGGCCGGAACACCTGAGCGCGGCCGCGAAGCTGATCCGGATCCTGGGGAACGCCGGACTGGAAGAGGAAGGCCTGGAGCCGGACCTGACGGACAAAAAGGTCATGAGGGCGCTGCCGCCTTCGGAAATCGCGGCGGCGGTAAACGCGTGCATGGACACGATGGCAAAGGGCATGGCCAGCGAGATCCCGGAAAAGAAAGACGAGGGACCCGTGGACGTGACGCTTGAGGAAATCAACAAAAAAAAAGAGAGAACCGACTGACTTACCTGTTGGTGGTCAGCTGGGGCCTGATCGCGGGCCTTTCCCTTCCGGAGATTCACCGGATGCGGCCGGGCGCGGTGATGGACCTATATATTTACCGGCGGAATTATGACGATATTCAGCACGGTGTGAAAAGAGGGTGAGTAAATGGCCGGAAGCGGCGTAAACGTCAAGATGGGGGTCAGCGGCGTCGCCCAGTTCAAACAGAACATGAACCAGGCGAAACAGGCCGTGAAGACCCTGGACGCGCAGCTCGCCCTGAGCGAAAAACAGTTTAAGGCCAGCGGCGACGCAGAAGCCTACATGACCGAAAAGTCAAAGCTGCTGGAGGCGAAGCTGGAGAGCCAGAAGAAGGTCCTGGAAAACGCCGAAAAGGCGCTGCAGGAAATGGCGGACAAGGGCATCGACAGGTCGAGCAAGGCGTACCAGGACATGTACCGGCAGATGCTGGAGGCAAAGGGCGCGCTGCTGGACACCGAAAACGCCATGCAGGGCGTGACGGAAACCACGGACGACGCGGCCAGCGGCGTCAGTGAGATGAACAGCCAGCTGAAGCAGATCGGCAAGGGCGTCAGTTACGAAAACGTCACAAACGGCATCGACAAAATCACCGGCGCGATGCAGAAGGCGTTCAGCAAGGCGCTGGACCTGGGCCGGGCGATTGTGAAGGAAGTGCTGGGCGCCGGAACATGGGCGGACGACCTGGCGACGCGGGCGAAATTCTATCAGATCGACGAAGACACGCTGCAGCGGATGGACAAGACGGCCACGCTGATCGACACGTCCGTCGACGCGATCATGAACGCGAAGAAAAAACTGAATAAGGCCCTGGCGGAAAAAGGCAAGGGAGATATGGGCGCCTGGGCGGCGCTGGGGATCAATCCGAACGACGCAAAGGACGCGGACGACCTGCTTTGGAAAACCGGCGAAGCCATTATGCGGCTGAAGGACGCAAGCGAGCAGGAATATTACGCGCAGGAGCTGCTGGGCCGCAGCTGGCAGGAACTGATCCCGCTGTTTGAAGCCGGACGGGAAAAATATGAGGAAACGAACGCCAGCTGGCACACGGTTTCCAAAGAGAGCGTCGACGCGCTGGGCGAAATGGACGACCAGTACCAGGTGATGACGGCGGAGTGGGAAACCTTCAAGACGGAGATACTGGCCACGTTTGCAGGTCCCTTGACGGAAGGCATGAAGGTGATCACCGGCCTTTTCCAGGAGCTGAACGAATACCTGCAGACGCCGGAAGGCAAGGAGATGCTGAAGCAGATCAGCGACACGATCAGCGCACTGATCAGGGACCTGACGAACATCAGTCCGGAGGACGTGGTCGCCGGGCTGAAGAGCGTGATCGACAGCATTGTCGGGGCGCTGCAGTGGGTGACTGAACGCTCCGACGACGTGATCACAGCGATGGAGGCCATTGTCGCCGGCTGGGGGCTGCTGAAAGTGACGGGCGGCGTGCTGACGGTGCTGAAGGTGGTCGAGGGCCTGCAGTGGCTCAAAAGGAATCCGAATATCCCGATTCCGGGGACCGGAGGAACGCCGACGACGCCGACCACACCGACGACGCCGACCACACCGACGACACCGACGACACCGACGACACCGACGACACCGACAACGCCGACAACGGGCCCTGTTGTGTCGACAGGCGGGAAAAGCGGGTTCTGGTCGAAGATCGGAACAGGACTTAAAAATATTGCCATGACGGGCGCTGCGCTTCTGCCGGCAGCTGTGGCGGTGGACAGCGTAATCGACATCATCAAGAGCACAAACGAAAGCCTGGCACGCGGGCAGGCGTCCATTGATCAGTTTGCGGCGGACGCGGCGAAATACGCGGACAGCTACGGGTTTGAGCAGTACAGCAACCTGTACGGATACCTGCATATCAAAAACGCGGGAGAAGGCAGCGGACAAGCCTTTGAGGGGATGGACGCATTCGCGCAGGCCTGGGACGACTGGTGGAACGACCGGACGGAGAATCCCGTTTTTGACCGGATGCTCCAGATGATGGACGACGACAAGTTTGACCGGTTCCAGGCGGCGATGGAAGCCTACACAAGCGGCGTCGGCTTTGACCGGTACGAAATGAACGACGACCTGCAGGCCGGCCTGGACGCGATGAAAGAGGCCATTGACGACCTGTCCGGCGAAGGCGTGAGCGAGGTTAAGGACGCCGGAAAGGACATGAGCGACGCGGCGGGCGAGATGGCGAAGCTGCCGAAGGAAACGGCGGTGGCCGTGGCGGAGGCCCTGAACGGGGCGCGGGTCGTGATTGACGGAGCGGAACTGACGGCGGTGGTCGGAAACGTGATGGCCGGCGTGCTGGCGCGTTATTCAGTATAAACGGAGGGCAAACCGATGATTTTGACAAGACGGGCGGCCCTGGGCGGGACGCAGCTGGACAGCCAGGACGCGTCCATCGTGATCAGCGGCACGGATCCGGGAACGCCGAAGGAAACAGTGAACGCCGTGAGCCTGATGGGCGGCAGCGGACAGCGGATTTCCGGCAGGCATTACGAAATGATCGAGGCGTCGGTATCCTACGCCATCAACAAACCGAAAAAGCAGCTGGCGGCGCGGAGGGAAGTGTTTGACAAAGCGAACGCCTGGGCGCTTGCCAAAGGCTGGCTGACGATGAACTGCATGGACGGGAAACGGCTGTGGGTGGAAAACGTCGGGATTCCCTCCAGCGGCGATCTGTTCAACTGGACGGAGGAGTATACGATCACCTTCCGGGCCTACGGCGTACCGTTCTGGCAGGACGCGACGGCGACGACAGCGACGATCGCGGCGGCGGATGAAGGCAGCGGATCCATCACAGTCCCGGGAACAACGGAAACAGTCTGCAACGCTGAGATCACGAACGCCAGCGGCGACACGATTGACACGATGGGCGTGACGATCGGAAGCAGCAGCTTCAGCTTTTCCGGGCTGGGCCTTGCGAACGGGGAGAAGCTGGTGATCGGCCACCAGAACGACGGCGTGCTGTTTATCCGGATCTACAACGGGAACCTGTACAGGGACGCGTACGGAAAGCGGACCGGCGGGAACGACGATTTGTACGTCAATCCGGGAAGCAACGACATTACAATCACCGGCGGGAGCGTGACGGCAACGGTCAGCTGCTACGGGAGGTATTTATAAAATGATTTTGCTTGACGGCCACAGCCTGACGGCGGCGCGGGCGGTTACGGCGGAAAACATGAGCCTGCAGCTGAAGGAACGGGACAGCACGGCGAACATGACGCCGGTGAGCCTGGACGGGATCGGCGTGAACAGCTGGCTGAAGGATGACCGGGAACCGGGCGCCGGCATTGTGTGGCGGGTAAAGTCCATCCAGCAGCAGTACAACACGAAAACGCCGGGCGTTTCGCTGGAGCATGTGATCTGCACGCTGAAGGACCTGATCCTCTTCGGGGAGATCACGCCGAAGGAAATCACCGGCAGCAGCAGCGCGACGACATGCACGGCCCGGCAGGCCGTGGAATATATCCTGGGCCGGCAGAGCGACTGGACGCTGGGGTCGTTTGATTACGGCAGCGTGACGAACGCCTACAAGTTTGACGGGGAAACGCTGTACGACGCGCTGGAGACGGTCACGGACACGCTGGAAAATGCGGTATGGACCTATGACATGAGCAGCTATCCGTTCACGCTGAACATTGTGCAGCGAAGCGCGGGCGTGGACAGCGAACTGAGGGCCGGGCGGAACCTGCGGACCATCAGCAAGACGATTGACAAAAGCGGGATGTACACCCGTTTTTATCCCATCGGCAAGGATGATCTGCACCTGCCGGGCGAATACGTTGAAAAGAACGTTTCGACATACGGCGTCATCAGCAAAACCGAAACGGACCAGAGCCGCGCCACGGAAGAGGAGCTGACGGCCTGGGCGAACGAGCGGCTGAACGCGCACGCGCAGCCGGTGGTAACGGTGACGGCGGACGGCCTGGAGCTGAGTCAGGCCACGGGCCAGCCGCTGGACAAACTGACGATTGGGAAGATCTGCCGGATTCCGCTGCCGGAGTTTGATACGACGATTCAGGAACGGATCACGGAACTGAACTATCCGGACAAGATCAACCAGCCAGAGGTCGTGAGGGTCACCCTGGCAAACAGCCGGAACGACGTGACAAAGATCATCGCGGACGCCATCAAAAGCGGCGGGCGCGGAGGGCGCGGTGCAGCCAGGAAGGACAAAGAGGACCACGCCTGGTTTGAAGACACCAACGACCACGTCGCGATGGTGGCCACGGGCATCATCGGCGTGGACGCGCAGGGAAACCCGAACTGGACGCGGCTGAGCGAATTCATCGCCGACGGAGAGGGCCTGCACGCGAAGGTCGAAACCCAGATGGGCGCCGTGACGGACCGGGTGGCAACGCTGGAGATCAACGAGACGGAGATCCGCGGAGAGGTCGCCGCAGCCAGCAGCACCATGTACAGCGTGGTATCGCAGACCGCGACAAACTTTTACACGGAGGTCAGCCGGCGGGCGCGGGTGTTCGTGCAGGTGACGGACCCGCGGAACAACGCGGGCGTTTCCCTGATTACCGGCGACATCTGGATCAAGTCCGTGAGGGTTCAGAGCTGGAACGATTTTGCCGGGAAGACCTGGAGCGACGCAGGCACATTCGACTGGAACCAGTATTCCGGCGCGCCGCAATATACATGGGACGGCACACGCTGGGAAAAAATCGGCGACTACGGCGCAACGGTTGAATGGGGAACGCGGATCGACCAGAACGAGACGAACATTACGCTGCTGGCTCACGCGATCGGCATCATTGACCCGACGGCCCTGGCGGAGATCGACATTTCGGCGGACCAGATCACGCTGGCGGTCAGCGCGGCAAAGAGCGAACTGTATTCCGTAATCCGGCAGACGGCTACGAACATCACGGCGGAGGTCGTCAACGACATCGACGGGGTTTCTTCCTATGTGGAGCAGACCGCAAGCAGCCTGAATTCCGCGATTGCGCGAAAAAACAAGGTTTTCGTGATGATGACGGACCCGGCGAACAGCGAGACGGTGGTTGACGGGGACATCTGGATCAAGTCCTCCGGCAACGACAATATCAAGCCGACGTGGTCCGAACTGAGCGCGAAGAGCTGGGCCAGCCAGAACAGCACCAACTGGCGGGAGTATTACGAAGGATACTGGTACGTTCGGAAGAGCGGCGTCTGGGAGCGCATGAACGCCAACGCAGACGTGGTGGAAATCGGCACGTTTGTGCAGCGGGACGAAAAGCAGATTTCCCTGATTGCCAGGGACGTCGACGCAAACCACCAGGAAATGGGCGCCAGGCTGCAGGTGACGGCGGAGCAGATCCGAAGCGAGGTTCACGCGGCGAAATCGACGCTGTATTCGGAGATCACGCAGACAGCGACGCAGATCCGTTCCGAAGTGACGAACACAACGGCGGGGCTGACCAGCTCCATCACGCAGAACGCGGACAAAATCGCGCTGGTGGTGGAAACAAGGGAAGGTACGGACTATATCAAACCTGCTTCGATTGTCGCGGCCATCAATAACGGGTCGTCAACGATCCAGCTGTCCGCGGACCATATTGACATTGACGGACTTGTAACGGCATTAGGAGCAAAAGACATCGGATGCGGCGCCCTGACAGTCGAAGGAAATGCTGAATTTTATAAAACAGTGGAAATTGGAAAGAAAATTGAATTTGATGCCAATGCCACGATGGAAATCAGCGACGGCAAATTAAAAATGGGAAACTATAACGCCAGCTGGAAGTCGAAGACGGTCATGACCGGCATTTCAAGGTCAAACACCAGGAACTTTGTGTATGCGAAAAACGGAAACATCAGCGACCTTGACACCATCCT